CGGCTTTGGCGGCAGTGACTAGACCGCCAGCCAATGCGGTAACTGCGCCTGCAGCCGGCAACATTGCTTTTTGTAATAAAAACCCGCTTTTGGCACCAAAACCTTGGAGGCTGGCAAACTCTTTTTTGGCGCTGTCAAAACCCTTAGTGTTTAGGCTCGAGATAATCGGAATGTTGATAGCCATTAGCGTGCTCTTGTCGTAACTAGGTTGCGGTTAACTATAGACATTACGCGCTCGACTATCTTTTCTACTTCTTTTTCTACAGCTGGTAGCACAGAATTGGCGGCAGGTTCTAACGCGCGCGGCGCTGCTTTAGGGCCTACGTGTTCGCCTTCAGCTAAAAGGTTAGTAACAAACTGGCCGCCGTTACGTATGCCTGCATGGTCCCAGATAGCGCCCGCAGCGTCTTTCTGCTGTAGTACAAGCAGTTGATATTGTGTTGCCTTAAAATCGGCTGTACGGCCGTTAGAAAAGGTCATAGTGCGAGCGCGGCTACCACGTTTGCCAACAATAGAACGTATCCCAGAAATTACCCGGTCACGAGACCAGCCGGTGCCATCACGGCCTTTAATCATGTTGCCGTTAACCATGCGCGACAAAGGCGGCTTAGTAGGGATAAACGAGCGCGCAGCTGTCACAAGTCGAGTGCCTGCGCCAGCCTGAATGTCTTTTGTAATCTGCCGGCGTAGCGTCCGGTCAACTTTGTTTATTTCAGTAAGAGCCTCTTGAATGCCGTATACCTGATAACTAGCGGTGGCTGGCATGTTCTTTACGCTGCCTTTCTAGAATATCAACAACGGTGGCTAAGTCTGGTAACTCAAAGTCTACACTTGGCGGCCACCAGCCACAGTGCAATAGCAGTTCTGCTAACTGTCGCCGGACAGTGCCGGCTCTGTAAAACTTTGTGGCTCACTGTCAACAACCTCAAGTAGCTCAACTTCATTTATAAACTGGTCAAGCGTGCCGGGCACAATGATGCCGGCGCGTGAGCTGGCGTCGTATGCCATGAACGCTAAATCTTCCATGCCTACGCCTGCGCCTAGGTCACTGGCGCGGCGCTTAAAGCGTCGTTCCCATGCGACAATGACCGCGAGGCTAGTGGTGACCTCGTAGGCGTCTTGGTTTTGGCGTTGTACTTTGAGCCGTAATTGCATGTCGGGCTACCTTTCGGGTTGGTTGTTAAGCGATTGCTACAGAGTAGACGCCACCAGTGAAGGTAATGTCAATGGTGTCAAGCGCGCCAAGTTGACCGTTGACCAGTGGCAAGGTTTCTAAGTACGTGCCAGTCAGGCTGTGCTCTGGGTTTGTGGCACTGGTAGCTGCGGACGTTGGTTTTACTTTTACGGTAATTTGTGTACCAACTAGCGCTTTAAGTGTTGCGTAAGTCTCGCTCACTGCGTACGAGTTGTACAGCGTCACGGTCAATGTGTTGTTTTCAAGGCCAGACGTATACACGCGCGAGCCTGAGCCAAACGCTGTGGACTCAAGAGCTTCAATAACGCGCGTAAGTACCGCGCTACTGCATTGGTCTGTAAGGTCTACCGCGTTAATGGTGACGACTGGGTTAGAAAGATATGTGCTAGTTGCCATGGTGTTTAATCCTCGCTTGGTTCTGTATCTGTTTTAGCAGGTTTTGGGTCGGTTTTGGTGGACGTTTCAGCAAGGAAACCGCCAGCGATAAGCGCCAGCACGTTTACGCCGTCTTTTTCTGCAGCTGCGGCGTCAAAGAAATCGCCAATTTTGCCTAAACGTTCGCTTGAAATCTTGAACATAGTTAGCCTTTCACGCTGTCTGTGCTTGCATTGTAATGGTTAAATCGTATGCCGGATAGTCTGCGCCGCCTATCATGGCGATAGTTGGCCGGCCGTCCGTAAGCCCAACGTTAGCCGCCAAGACCTTGCTGGCGAGGTTTAGTAGTGACCGTTGCGCGTCGAGGTTGTTGGGCCCTAGCGTGATGACGCGTACCGGGAAAATCATTTTTACTATGTTGTAGTTAAACGCCTCGAACGTTGGCGCGTCTATAAAGGCGCATGGCGGTACAAGGTTGCGCGGGTCGTTTACTACTTGTAGACCAGATACAGCGGTGAGGGTTGCTGTGAGGTCGTCTAGGGCCTCGTTAAACAGGTCTGTAAAGGCGACAGGCATGCGTCAGGCTACTTGTGGTCTGTCTATGCCAAGCAGTTGTTTTATGACGCCTGAAAGGCCTGTAACCGATACTGCGCCGCCGTCGCCAAAACTGGCGAACGAGTCAATAGAGCCGCGCTGGCGGTAGAGCATGCCGCCGTATTGAATCGTGCCGAGGGATACGTCACCACTAGGGCTGGTTGCTAAAGCGTCGTGGTACCCGGCTTCTTGCCTGCGGCGATAGCAAAACGCGTTTGCAGCTGAAGCGCACTGGGTTAAGAATGTTGTATCGGCTGCCGTAGCTGTGCCAATACCTAACCAGTCCTCAATGTTGGCGGCCGTTACCCAAGTGCAAGTTTGGGTATACGTGACCGTGCCAGCAAACGTGACCACAAACTCGACATTGCTGCCGGTGCAGGCGTAAAGCAACTGGTTAGGTACCGGGTCGTTTTCGTCAAACAGAAACTCGCCAGTGGTGTTGTCTATTCCGGTGAACTTGTATTGCGGCAAGTCCAAAACTTTGAACGTGCCAGCAAACGGCGCTGCTAAACCAGAGACAGTAACGTTCTGGCCTACCGCAATTTCTGTTGGTTCTAGCGTGCTAATGCACGCGTAGTTGCTTAACAGTTGTTTTGTAGCTGTAGTAAATGCAGCCATGGCCGTAGCCGCCTTTCTTGTTAGGCGACTACAATGCCTTGGACCATAAATGACTTAGCAACAAATGTTGCAAAGTATCCGTAGTAAGAGAACGTGCGGGTCAATGTTGATGGATTGACCAAAGACAAAACGCCTTGCTGTGCTTCGTAAATCTCAAAGGCTGGTGCGTAAACAACGAGCATTGTGCTAGCTGCAAAGTTGTTATCTACAACAAGTTGCAAGCCCATTACGTTCATGTTGTTGTAGCCCATGCCGCCGACCTTGCCGATTGAGTTTTGGCCCATAATGCCATCGGTGACATAACCCAAAATTGGTCGCTTGTTGCTGTCTAATTGTGCACCTAACTTTTCCCATACGTCTGGCGATACGCACAAGTGTGTTGGGAAATAGTTACTGTCCTCTGCAATTTCGCGTGCTGCGTCATACAGTGCGTTAATAAGTGACGTTGGGTCACCAGCAGTAACAGTCCATGTTGAACCTGATGCAGTTTTACCTGCCACCAAGTTGTCTGCGGCAATGTCATCAGTCTTGATTAGGTATTCACCTGCAAGGTCATTAAGAATAATGTTCATTGAAGCCGGGTCTGTGAAGTCCATGTCTTGCATTGACAAAGTAACTTGGCCAGCAACAGTTGTTTTGGTAACTGTGTTGGAAGCAATAACCATTGTGGTCGCGCTTACTGCTGAGCCTTCAGTTTGTGTTGCTGCGCTGGTGTGCGTAGTAATCGTTGGCCTGACAAAGGTTTTGCTTGGTGTGTTTGGCATTGAGCGAGCACCAAAAGCGCTAACAACTGGTCGCACAAAGTTGAGGTCTTGGAACACTGGCCCAAGCACTGGCACTGGCAAAAGGCCCGGCGTGTCAGTGGTAAGTACGTCGCCTGCAGCTGCTTGCAATGCTGTTTGCTGTGAGCGCACAGCCTCTTTGTATGCAGCGTTAACGTTTTGGAATGTATCGCCGCCAGCGTGCATTGCTGCCATATATTCGGCTGCAGTTGGCATAACAAATTGGCGTTTTGCTTGTGCAAAAAGTGGCGCGGTCGGAATTGTTGCCTCGACTGCTGGTGCTACTGGTTCTGACATTTCGGTTACTTCCTCTACTAAAGGTTCCTCTGTGGATAAGTCTATAACATTATTTTCGGGTTCTTGGTGGATACTTGCAGCAATGTCTGTAATGACTGCGCCAGCAAATGCGGGTACCGGCACCATTGAAAGCTCTAACCAGTCTGCAGCCGTGACGGTTATTGTGCCGTCTTTAGCTGTGGTAAACTTGGTTGGGTTAACGCCAACGCTTACTGAGTCAAGCACGCCGTCCATAGCCAAAATTAGGGCCTCGTCGCCAGCCTGCGTTTTGCTTATTTTGGCTGTAAATAACATGCCCTCTGGTGTGTCAACACGGTCAGTCACAATGCCAATGGCGTTAGTCGAGTCGTGATTCATGTAAAGGCGCGGGTTTTTACCGTCTACTGGCAGGCTGCCAGCCTTGAAAATTACTGAAGTGCCGTCAGCGACTACAGCCGGTACGTCATAAACTACCGCAATACCGCTTATTTCTCGGCGACCAGTTTCCCCAGCTGCGGCGTCAATGTTTACGGCTTGCGCGTTTAATCTCATCATGAATTTACTTCCTGTGTGTTTGGCTGTGCCATGTTGTTGTTTTCGCTGTAATCACCCATTAAATAGCCTTCTACGTCAAATTCTACATAAGTTCCGTTTGGCAATACGTTGTTTTGTGACAGGGTGGCCGCCAAACAGTCTGCGTATGCGCGTGCCCCAAATGTCCACAAATCTGCGCGACTTTCAGTACTTGACTGGTAAGAATATGAGCCAACTGAAACGCCCACAAGGTATGGGGGGACGTTACACAATCTGGCCATCTCCATGGACTGAAACTCGGCAGAGTCAATAAGTAGCATTTTGTCTGGGGTTGTAGCGGTCTCTGTGTATGACAAATACTCGTTTAGCGCAGCAGTTTGGTTAGTTGCGCGCGCAGCATTAAACGCAGCTGCAAGGTCTGCCAACTCTGAAGCCGATAAAGGTTCGCCACCAGTTTGCTTTAGAACGCCGGCAGGAATAGCGCTTGATGCGTTGCGGTAGCGCGCGGCCTCAAGTTTCAGTGCTGTAGCCACACTTTGTTGCGACATAGAAGTAATGCCTTGAATTGGTGACAAGAATTGGATTACGTCATCTGGGTTTAGTTCGCCGCCGCTAAAAATTATTTGCTTAGACGGTGCAAAATAGACAGGCCCAGCTTGGTCTAAAGTTTGCACCATGCTTGCAGGTAAGCGAGTAAAAGAGGCAGGGTAGCCGTCAGCCGTCCTAGAAGTTACATAAAGAAACCCGCGACCGTAGAAAAAAAGGTCATCAAAAAGCCAACTAAGCAAAAAGTTATTTGGTACTGCTGGGTCAATTTTGCGCAGCCAAGTGCGTGGCGCTAACGGCACTTTTTCCATTTCGCTGCCGTTCCACATTTCGGTATACATGCGCAATGGCATACAACCGATAACAGAGGCGATAAGGTCTCGAGCACGGCTAATAGTCGGGACGCTCATAGCTGCGTTGCGGGCTTCGCCTTCGGTATAGTTGTAATAAACGCCAACCATGGCCGCGCCGCCATTACTGCTAGACGGGCTATAAAGGTTGTTGTATCCGGTGCCAGCCGCCGCAGCTTTACCTACTGGCGCGCTAATTGCTGCTTTAGTGACCTTGCCAAATAGTGCCATGTGGATATTGTGCCATTCTTTTGTGCGCGAGTTGTGGATAACCTCGCAAATCCCGACGAAATGCGAGGCTGTCCACCAGCGAGTGTACTAC